GAGGCAGTCACTGACCCTAAGACTTATAATATACTTTGGGGTGGAGCTGGATCAGGCAAGAGCCAGACCATGATTCAGCTGTTTCTGGCTGAGATATGCGACAATAAGGCCAACCAATTTCAGACCTTCTTTGTCATCCGCAAGGTTGCGGCTACCATCAGGAACTCAGTCTTTGCTGACTTCCGAAACAAGATTAGCCAATGGGGGCTAGACAAGCTCATCAAGGCCAAGACAGGCTACATGGAGCTTCAGTCAGGCACTAACAAGATTGTGTTTCTTGGCTGTGATGATCCTGAGAAGCTGAAGTCACTTAGCCAGGCTAAGTATATCTGGATTGAGGAGGCAACAGAGCTGACCTTGGAGGACTTCACCCAGATAACTCTGCGACTCAGGGGTAAGTCAGAGCATCCAAAGCGTTTCTTCTTGACCTTTAACCCAGTCTCAGACTCACACTGGATTAAGAAGCGATTTTTTGATGATGTCCCAGCTAAGGAACAGAATCAAGTACTCCGACTGCACGGCACTTACAAGGATGCCATTGACTTCTTGGATGATGAGTATGTCACCAGAATGGAAGCACTGAAGTCAGTGAGCCAAACCTATTATGAAGTCTATGCCCTTGGGCAGTGGGGCATCTGGGATAGGGATTCACTCTTTGCAACCAGCTTCGAATACGCTAAACATGTATATGACGGCTACATCAAGGCCTCTCCGGTGCATAACCTTTACCTAGCCTTTGACTTCAATGTGACCAACACCTGCGTAGTGAGTCAGTACATCAAGAACTCTGAGGAAGGCATCTACTATGCCACTATCAATGTCATCAAGGTGTATCGTGTAGGTGATCTTGCAAGCCTCTGCCAGACCATCCGGCAGGAGTTCCCAGGCATGACATATATCATAAACGGTGATGCCTCCGGTGCTTCTCGTAATGCCTTTACGCAGGACAATATCAGTGCCTATGCCCTAATCAAGAACTACCTTCAGGTAAGCGACATGCAGCTTCAGGTGGCTAAGTCTAACCCTAGCCACATTGCCAGCAGGCTGGTGACAATCCTTGTGCTTCAGAAGGCTAAGGTGCAGATAAGTGGCAAGCGGTGTGAGGAGCTGGTGACAGACTTAAAGGAAGCCAAAGTGGACAGGCAGGGCAGCCTCGATGCTTGGAAGAATAAGAACCCAGACAAGTCGCATGCTCTGGATGCCTTCCGCTATTTTATTTTCTCTAACTTTGCCGAGATAACTAGCAACTTTAATCTGGAAAAGTATGGCACTATGCTGCAATAAATGCTACCCAATCTGCCTGCCCTTGCCTAGCTGTCCAACAGCGGTGTACTTATACACTCCTCCGGGTGACTATGGCAGAGGCATTCTCGTGAACATAGTCAAGCCAGGAGTCAATGTCCAAGGACAGCAATTGCTAAGCATCGGAGGTGATGGCTTTGTCGAGATTGACTTAGAGGCACTGCCTGAAGGCTTCTTCAATCCTTGGGGTGGACAGTACACCATCAGCTTTTCTGATCCTGACTTACCCAATAAGCCATTAACCTACATCTCAGTTGATGGAGAGCAGTATGACAGCATCTGCCTGAGCTTCATTCAGACAATCAGCAATGAGGAGACAGTGATAGCAATTATTAATCCTATAAATAATGACCAACCCGATTTATGATATTGATGCAAGTTGTGGAGGCAAGCGCAGAGGCTGTTGCCTTATCGAATTACCTAACGATGCCGAGCCTGCTGATGTTGTTGCTGATAGCTGCACTCAGCGCATCCTTCTCATTGTTTCTGGACTTCCTTCTGGAGGATCACCCAGTTGGGCAGTGGTATCTGTCACAGATTCAGAAGCTCCCGACTTATTGGGCTAAGCCCTTAGGGGAATGCCCATTCTGCTCCGGTGCTTGGCAGTTCCTGATTATCTCTTGCCTTATTTTTCACTATCCATTTTATTTATGTTCAATATTTTTAGGCGCAAACCATCTCCTCCTGCTCCTGTTCAACAAGTGGCAGAAGAAGCTGCTGCTCAAGAACAAGGTGGCAGAATACTTTACAGGGGTGTAGCTCCGAAAGACCGCTGGGATCAGATTGAATTTGCTTTCACCTCTGGTGGAGTCAATTACTTCAAGTTCACAGCAGAGGTCAATGTGCCATTCCAGAGGGCAGTGGCAGCCAGAGACATCTTCACCGAAGAGCTTTGGCAAATCAACCCAGACTACCTGAAAGGCTGGAACAATGGCTTAATCAACTTACTATTAGACAAGAAAAAGAAGGATGATAAGAAGCTCTATGAGATAGGCATTCTGGCATCCCGGCTAAAGGAGCAGATGGAGCTTTCGGTTAGCCTGGTCAGGCAGATGAAGCTGGCAACGGTTGTCTACTTTGATGAGCACGAGAATCCACTGGACTACCAATACCCATACAACAAGTCTAAGCTCAGCCATTGGATGGAGCATAATGATGTTCAGGGTTTTTTTTTGAATCTGCCGGAGTACGCTTATCTGCCCTCTTTGACCGAGTACAGCACGAATTTCCCGAACTATTTGCAGGCAGAAACTCTGCAAAACCTAAACAACCTGAAGCACATTATTGGACTGCAATTACCAGACAGCACAGACAGCGATTTGATGAGCAGTATAGAGTTGCAAATGGAGATTTTGAGCGAATTAAATACCTGGTCGAAAGGCCAATCTACGAGTACTATTTAATTGTTAGCAGCTATATTGCAGACCAAAAGAAGAGGACTAGGGTGAGAACATAATTGTTTAGTGTTTTGGTTTAGTGAAACAGCGAAAGAGCCACTGATATTCGGTGGCTTTTTTAATTGTTATATTTACGGCATGGCAACGATTTCAACTAATGACATCAAGATCAGGTATGACATTGACCTGAGTAAACTTCAGCAGGCTACTTCTGAATTTGATAAGATTACCTCCGAGGAACGGCAGTTGCTTGCTGAGCTTGGGAAACTCAAGAAGCAGTTTGATGAAGTAGGAGATAAAGCTAAGAAGTCTGGTAAGGATGCTGGCGATGCTATGGGCGGCATGGGAGCTGTTGCTTCTAAAGTTGCACCAGCAATAGCAGGAATCTTTGCTGCCGATAAAGTCATGGGCTTTGCCAAAGAGGTCATTGCTGTGACTGGGGAGTTTCAAAAACTATCTGCTGTTCTTACCAATACACTTGGAAGCAGGAGTGCAGCAGCTGGGGCAATGACTAACATCCAGAAGTTTGCATCAGAGACACCATTTTCGGTTCAGGAACTTACTCAGTCATTTGTAAAACTAGCCAATCAAGGATTCACACCTACTGTTGCTCAGTTGAGAAGGTTAGGAGACCTGGCTTCCTCTACCGGAAAAGGATTTGACCAATTAGCAGAGGCCATAATAGATGCTCAGACAGGAGAGTTTGAGCGATTAAAGGAGTTTGGCATCCGAGCAAGCAAGGCTGGAGATCAGGTTACATTCACATTTAAAGGTGTTCAGACTCAAGTTCAATTTACCAATGATGCCATTAGACAGTATCTAGTTTCGCTAGGCGATATTCAAGGTGTTAGTGGTGCTATGGCTGCAATCTCTGGAACACTAGAGGGGCAAATCAGCAACCTTGGAGATGCTTATGATAGTTTACTCAATACCATTGGCACTAATCTAGCACCAGTTTATCAGAAGGCATTAGTTTTAACATCTGCATTCCTAAATAAGATAAACGATTTATTTGGAGGTAAACAAATTAAAGAGGCTGGAGAAAATTTTAATAAGTTATATGAGAAATATAGCAATGCAAGCTCTGAGGCTTTAAAAAATGGAAAAACCAATGCAGAAAGTAGCATAAAGATTGAAAAGGATAGGCTCGCCCAGATGAAACAGATATTTGGCGAGGAAAGTGGGTCTGCTGAGGTTTTAAGAGATGAATATAGAGCAAGCGGAAGTGAATATGATGAGATTCAACAGCAGATAATTAGTTCTTCAAGAACTGTTACTGCCGAGCAGATAGTTAATCAAGAGTCTTTAATTAACTCATATCAACTAACTATTGATGTATTCAATAAGCTATATGAAGAGAAAAAGAAAAATCTTCAGGTTGATCAAGCCACTGAGAAGCAAGATAAGGCAGCATATCAGGCTAAGTTAAAAATCTATGAGCTTGAGAAGCAACAGCAAGTGCTGATGGCTCAGCTCAGAGGATCAAAGTTGGGCGAGGTTGGAGCTGAAAAGGTATTTCAGCAGAAGGTTTATGACTTAAAAAAAGAATACAGCACTAAGAACATTGGCATTATTCAAGAGGAAGTTAGAACTGCCGAACTATTGCGAGATAAGGCAGCAAAAGACTATGAAGATGCAGCCAAGGCTGAAATGTTGGTAACTAAAGATGGATCT